GTGGGGGCGCCTACAGCTCCCGGATCAAGGAGTACAAGGAAGAGGTCAAGGAAGCCATCCCCGAGCTGATTCGGTACTACAAGGGCTTGCGGCTGAGGATCCTGTAGCATGGGCGACGTACCCCTCATCCCGTCGATCCGCCCTGTCTCTGGGGTGGCCGGCAATACGGAGACCAAGTACGAGAAACGCCGGCCGGACTTCAATGCCCCCCTGTTCGATGCCGTGATCGAGCAGAAGGGGTATCGGCTGGCCTGGTCTCGCGCCAGCGAGTGCCCGTGCGCGAGCGTCAACGACCAGACCAAGCAACCGGATCCAAACTGCACGCTTTGCAAGGGCACCGGTTGGTTCTATTTCGCCCCCAGCGAGCCGGTGATGACCTCCAAGGTCGGGCCGCTCAACCCCCTCCAGCAGAGCATTGTGACCAACAAGTGCGGGGTGATTCGGGGGATTATCACCGGAATCCGTAGCAATCGTGAGCCCTTCGGGGAGATTGGAAACTGGCAGTGGGGGGACGTGACCATCACCGTGCGCCACCAGAACCGACTGGGGCACTATGACAAGCTGGTTCACCTGGACAGCGAGATCGTCTACGTGGAGGCGTTCGACTCCGATGTGCCGACGGCACCAATCCAGACCCGCTATCCCGTGAACCAGGTCAACCTGTTGAGATCCTTGGCAAAAGAGTACGTTCCGGGCACGGATTTCACGTTGACCGCTGGGGTGATCACCTGGCTGACGGGGAAGGGGCCGGCCAAGGGGACCCGGATCAGCCTTCACTACCTGACCCACCCGACCTGGCTGGTCATCGACCACCCCCACGCCATCCGGGCGAGCATGCGGAAGCTGAAGGTCAAAAACCCCTTGACCCCACAGGGCGATCCCCAGCAACTGCCCATTCAGGCACACGGCCGATTGGACTTCCTGCCATGATCGAGATCAAGAACCTTGAGATCGGTCTGCCGGCCAACCTGATCGCGGGCCTACCCGACAGCATCGTGATGCAGGCCCTGGAAGACGTGGCCGAGGCTGCCAGAGCCGAGTGGATTCGTTTGGCGGGCGCTGGCCTCCACACTACCCGGCAGTCCTACATCAACGGCATCCAGCCCGTAGTGATGGCGCCAGGGATGGCAACCATTACGCTCGTGGGGGTGCTGCCCAACGTCATCGAGCAGGGCATGCCCATCCTCGACCTCCGAACCACCCTTCTGGGACCCAACGCCAAGGGCAAGCACAAGGCCAAGGAAGGACACTACTACCGGGCCATTCCGTTCCGGCATGCTACTCCAGGAAGTGCTGGCCAACAGGAAGAGGCGGAGGGGGTGGGGCGGGTGATTGGGGCCAACGTGGGGATCCCCATGGGGAAGTCTTACGCGGGCGTGGTGGCCGACGCCAAGCAGTTGGGGCGGGAGGTCTACAAGAAGGCCAAGCGGCTGAGGGCCAGTGTAAGTGCCCCTCACACCCAAACCAGGTGGGGCGGGCGCCTGGCGGAGAAGGCGGCGGGGACCCCCAAGCTGAGGGAGCATCATGCCACGGACATCTACGCCGGCATGGTGCGGATGGAGAAGGTCTACGGCGGCGGGAAGCCCCAGTCTCACTACATGACCTTCCGGACCATCTCTGAGAAGGTCCCCGTGGGCTGGATTCGGCCGGCGACCGAGGGGAAGCACTATGCCGAGTCGGTGGGCAAGTTCGTAGGGGAGATTGCGCCGGCAACCTTTGCCGCCTACGTGACGGGGCTTTCCACTGCCCCCCAGATTGACCCCCAGCAGAAGGCAGGCGCCAAATGATTCAGCGGTACCTTTTCACGGCCCTGGCAGACGGACTGGAATCCATTCGGCGGGACCCCTCCATCCTGGATGAGCTGTTCGAAGACCTGTACGAGCTGGACTCTACCGAGATGACGGCCATCCGGAAGTGGTTCAAGGACAAGCCACCCTCAATCTACCACGGGTTCGCCCGAGCGGACTACAAGTTCCCCCTGTACTCCATCGTTCTCCAGTCGGAGGGCGAAGACAAGATGATGATCGGGGATGAGGCGGACCAGATCACCGACTCCCAGGATCCGGACTTTGGCGCGGATGCCTATGCGGCACTGTGGCGGCACACCTACTCCATCCTGTGCTACAGCGAGCACCCGGACGCGACCCTCTACATGTACGAGGTGGCCAAGGCCATCATCCTACACTCCCACAGCTACTTCTTGGAAATGGGGCTGTGGGGGATTCAAGTTTCTGGAATGGACATCCATGTGGATCCCAAGTACATTCCAGAATATCTGTTCGTCAGACAGTTGACGTTCACATGTGAGCGGGAGTTCCGACAGGTGGACAAGGCGAGCCGAAAAGGCAAGGCATTCAGGCTTGGTGGGATCTTCGTTGACAAAGCCGGAGCCCCCGGCGAGGATGTGGGGGAAGTGGAAACCCTGGTTTACCCCTACACGCCTGAATCGGAGGAATAGCCCATGGGAAAGAAGCATCGAGACATGGATGCGCCCAAGTTCCTGGAATCCGAGCCCACCTCCGTAGAGGACAATCCCGCCTCCATTCCAGAGACCGGGGATGCTTTGCAGTTGGTCGCCAGCACCCCAAACCTTCCCGAGCCCCCCAAGGCCCTTCTCCAGTTGCGTGTGTTCGCGGCCATGGCCGGGGTGCGTTGGGACCAGGTGGCTGGGTTCTTGTCCTACGCCAAGCGAAACAAGCTGGGACCCCTGACCATGGAGGATTGGCAGGCGGAGTTCCAGAAGTACAACAATCGACCCGTGTAAAGGAGACGCAGCATGCCGACTTCGATTTTTTTCAATGGCAGACTCATCTCTATCCCGGGGTCCTATTCGGTAGTGGACGCTTCCGGGCTGGAGCAGGTGGGTCTCGGGGCGGTCGGCATCGTGGCCGTCCTGGGGACCGGTGAGGGCGGCAAGCCCGCCAACGAGATTTCGGAGCTGAAGGACTTCATCGTCATCACCAAGCCCGAGCAGGGGCAGAGCATCTTCCGGAGCGGAGACCTCCGGGAGGTCATCCCCATGCTGTTCGCGCCGGCGAAGGACCCCTCGATTCTGGGTGGGGCGGTCCAGGTGGTGGTTATGAAGGTCAACCCGGCCACCCGGTCGAGCGCCACCCTGTCCAACGGGTCGGGCAACTGCATGCTGGTGGAGTCTGCCGACTACGGCGCCTTCACGGGCCAGGTCAACCTCTCCATCGCGGACGGCACCGTCCAGGGCAAGAAGGTGACGATCATCTTCGAGGACACGACCGAGGCAGGCGATGACATCGGTGGGGATCACCTGTTCAACCTGAAGTACACCAACCCGGGCAACGGCTGGACCACCATGACCGGCCAGGTGAAGGCCAGCGGGATCATCGAGTGCATGGCCACCCGGACAGCGATGACCGGCAAGGATGGTGACATCACTGACAGCGCCGGCGATCACACCGTCACGGTGGTGAGCGGCGCTGCGGGGGACACTACCCAGCAGGTAGTGGTCTACGGGCTTGATGTCTCGAACAACCCCCAGCAGGAGACCTTGAACCTGAACGGGACCACCCCCGTGGTGGGAACCAAGGTGTTCAAGACCGCGAGCGTGTGGGGTGGTAAGATCATCGGGACCACCGCCGGCGCGGTGGTAGTCTCCGAGACCACCGGGGCGACGATTATGACCATCACTGCGGGCTCCGGCACCAGCAAGGGGCTCTACCTGGGGCAGTGCATGTACGGCGCCGGCGCGGTGACCCTCGTGGCGGATGGGGCCACCACCAAGATCGCGCTCGTGGTAGGCACCTCCGCCACCGGGGCGGCCCAGATGGAGAAGTTCACCCTGACGGGGGCGGTCCCCGTGGTGGGTACCGCCGTGTGGTCGGAGATCACGGCCATCGTCCTGGGGGATGTCGAGGTGGCCCGAGCCATCACCGCGTCCGGCAAGGCGGCCACCACCAGTGCGACCGTTCAGACGACCCTCCAGAAGTGCGCCGACTACTTCAACGCCCGGTACATCGCCACCGTCGGCGGGTACACGTTCACCCTGAACACCGGGATGACCACCTTCGATCCGGCGGATTTGGATGTGATGACCAGCTCGGTCAGCATCCTCAGTCCAGCCGATCCGGGGTTCCACGCTGACCTCTGGGCGGTCATCGACTGGATCAACGACAACAGCCAGTACGCGGTGGCTTCGGCCATTGCCGGCGCCAAGGATGGCGCCCCCAGCAACACCAGCGCCCCGGTGTTCCTGTCCGGTGGGTCCGAGGGTACGACCCTGGCCACCCACTGGCAGGCCGCCCTGAATCTGCTCAAGAAGGCCTACGTGAACAGCGTGGTGGTTCTGACCGGGGATCCGGCCATCCACGCTGCCCTGGACGCCCACTGCGCCTACATGTGCGGGATCGGGCGGATGGAGCGCGACGGGTTCGCAGGCGCCATGAACGCCGGCCTGGACGATGTGCCCAGCAAGACCGAGTTCAAGACCCAGGCGGTGGACCTGAACAGCCGGCATGTACGCCTCTGTGGGCAGGCCATCGAGCGGTACAACGTCGCTGGGGAGCGGACGGAGTTCATGCCTCCGTTCCAGGCGGCCGTCCTGGCCGGCATGCAGTCTGGCGGGCCGGTGGGGCAGTCCCTGACCCACAAGTACGCCAACGTCCTGTCCCTGCGCCAGGACACGTCCTGGAACCCCACCGACGACGCGGAGGAGATGATTCAGGGCGGGTGCTGCTTCATGGAGGCGATGGAGGGCATCGGCCGGCGGGTGGTCCGGAATATCACCACCTACTTGGTGGATGACAACATCGCCTATTGTGAGGGCTCGGTCAACCAGGCGGTGAACTTCGCGGTCTACTCGTTCCGGACCAACATGGAGTGGGCCGTCGGGAAGCAGGGCTTCGCGGGGACCATCAACGCCTGCAAGGGGTTGGCCATCGGCACCCTGGGGCTCCTGGTCGATGAGGGGATCCTGGTGGCTTACCAGTCCTTGGACATCGAGTTGATCGTGGACGTTCTCGAAGTCAGCATCCAAATCGCCCCGATCATCCCGATTAATTTTGTGAAAAACACGATCCACCTGGTCACCATCGCCCAGTCGGCTGCGTAACGGGTGAGAGGAGAAAGTCATGGCCGAAAAAGGACGTATTTTCACCGGAGCAAGAGCCCGCTTCTCCATCAATGGGGCCAAGGTGGGCTATGCTCGGAACGTCAATGTCTCCGAGGAAATCCGATATGATCCGGCGGAAGTCCTTGATAACATTGAGGTTTCCGAATTTGTGCCAATCGGATACACGGTTCGGCTCAGGGCTTCCCAGTTCCGGATCGTGGGCGAGACGATCAAGTCCCAGGGGTACTTCCCTGCCACCGGTGGGAGTTCGGAAGAGCACCTCGAAAACATCCTCACCAACGGCGAGCTGACCGCAACCGTCGAGGACTCCCGGACGGGCAAGATTTTGGCGACCGTGGAGCAAGTCAAAGTGGTCTCCCACAACTGGACCGTGGACGCGAGAGGCGTGGTGGGTGAGGACGTAGAGTTCGTCGCCGTCCGCGTCAAGGATGAGTCGGAAATCTAGTCTGGTTCTGAACTTGCCCCGCCGGCCACCCCCGTCCCGCCAGTAGTTTCAGCCCTTGCGCCCAGCTCTGGGATTTGCCATCCTCTGGGTATCTTTTTCCAGAGATAGGAGAGCGAAAAATGCCCATGAGTACAGAAGAGCTGGCGAAGCGGGTGAAGGCGGATCACCTCACTGATGGCGGCCTTGCCGAAGAGGTCAAGAAGGCTGCCGAGGCTCCATCCCCCGAGAAGACCCCCGAGATCGATCCCAGACTCCAGAAAGTCTACACCTTCGAGTTCGGGTGGACCGACGGTCGAGGCAAGAAGTGGACGGGGACCTTCACGAACCACATCCTCAACATCCGGGAGCAGGAGATGGTGGGGCAGATGGCAGCTCGGCTGCGGGGAGGGCTGTCCTACGATGCGATGGACGCCTACACCAACGAGCTGAACCTGATGCTGGCCCACCTGACCTTCTCCCTGGAGATGAGGGACCGCCCGGACTGGGCAAAGGACCTGGGGGAGATCGACAACGTGGAGCTGTTGCAGGCCCTGTACGCGGAGGTGGACCTGCACCAGAGGACGTTTCGCGGACGGTGAGTGGCTGCTGAAGTGGGCGGTCACCAGTCTGACCAGCCCACTGGAGCGGATCAAGCAATGGTGGCGGGACAAGTACAATCTGCCGACCAACCACGAGCTGTTTCAAACCAGCACCTGGACCGAGTTGCAGATGGAGATGTTTCAGGACTTGGCCCGGCGCCGGGAAGAGCTGCGCCAGCACCTGGAAGATCAGGCCTACGATTCGTCAAAAACCATCGAGGCCATCAACAGCATCAACGAGGTGTTTGGCGATCCGAGGGAAGTGTGGGATCCTCTGGTAGACAAGTGGGAGCGCGAATTGGCTGAGGGCAAGATCCCAGACCTGGACGAAACTCTGGCCGACCTCGAAGGGTAACGCATGCCCAACCAGAACGTCGAAACCAACGTCATCATCAAAGCGAAGACCGAGGGCTTCCAGCAAGCCCAGCAGCAGATTGAGCAGATCACCAAGACCGCCAGTGCTGCCCTCGAACGCCAAGTGAAGGGTTTCGACGCCGCTCAACAGGCCATCACCAAGTTCGTGCAGCAGACCATCACTGCCGGTCAGCGGGTGAACACTGCGGCGGGTGGGGACGTGGGAGGACGGGGTGGCGGGGCTCGGGGTCCTGGTGGGGCTCCCCCGGGACATGCGGGCGGTGGGGGAGGGGATAAGGGCCTTCGGGTAGATTTCAGCCCGTTGATGGAGACCCTGACGGATCTGAAGGACGCCATCCTGGAGCAGACACAGGGGCAGAAGCAGAAGAACGAGGAAGAGAGGAAACGCAGGGAGGAAGAGAAGAAGGATAGGGAGAAGAAGGAGAAAGAGAGCCTCAGACGGTCCTTTGGCCAAGGGTTCCTTCAGACCTTTTTTGGTGGAGATGTGGCGGGGTTTCTGGAAGACAAGCCAGGGATGCAGCGACAGGTTGCCGGTCAATACGTGGGGCGTCACTTACGGCAAGCTGCTGGTGGGTTTGGCCAGATGTTGACGGGGGGCGCGTCTGGGCTCCCCCAGCTTATGCAAGCAGTCCCTGTTTTGGGGGGATTGCTCGGCCCTATTACCAGCAATCTGGTGCAGTACGCCCAGATGGCCAAGACCTATGAAAAATCAGCGTTGGGGATGTCCCCCTTGTTGTCCGGGGGAGGAAGGATCTCCCGGGGTGGGGCGGACCTGGGAGGGCTCAACCGTGTAGGGCTCAACCTTGCTGGCATGAATGCTCAGGAAGCTCTCGGGATGGCTGGTGGGGTGCTCCAAGCTGGTGGGGGGAACATCCAGGAGCTGCGGCGCCAGGGCATGATGGGGGCCATGTACGCTGGGCGGACGGCCTATGGGCTCGATGAGGGCACCATGGGGGCGTTCCTGAAGGCTGGCCGTCGAGGGGGGATCTCGGGAGTGGAGGCAGGGAAAGCCGGCGCTGGCGGGGAAGCCCTGGCTACGAGCATCGGGGATGCTGTGCGGCTTGGGCTGGAAGGCTCCGAGTTGCAGAAGTACATGCAAGTCACGGCTGAGGGCATCGAAAAGTGGGATGCCACCGGCATTCCCTTCTCTCGGGACGCCTTCCGGGGGTTCTCTGAAGCCTTGGCCGGCATGGGCATCGCGGGGCCTCGGGGGGCGCGAGTGGCTGCCGGGTTGATGCAGGGCCTCCAGGGGATCACCGACCGGGGTCCTCAGACCGGGTACGACATCGCCGCCATGAAGATTTTCGGAGGATGGACGGGGAAGGGCGGGGCGATGGAGTATGCCCAGACCATGGCCCGGATGGAGAAGCTAAAGGAGACCGGGGGCAAGGGGATGGGCAAGCAGCTCCAGGAGTACCTCAACCTGCTCTTGTCCTCTGGGGGGGAACCGGGAGTGGGTATCGCTGCTGCCAAGCAGGGGCTCAAAGGCCTGGGTGTGCAGATGTCCTGGGGGGAACTGACCCTGCTACAGAAAGAGCGGACAGGGACCCTGGATAAGGGGGAGAAGGCAGAGTTGGAGCGGCTGAAAAAGCAACTGGAGGCGGGGGAGAAGGCGGCCTCGAAAAAGGGAGTATCGGGATTGGAGGCTCAGGCCGCCAAGGTAATGGGTGAGTGGGGTGGGGCGGTGAAAGCAACTTCTGGAATCCAGAATCAGCAACTTGCTGCGGGCCAGAAGATGCTGGGGGTTGTCAACCAACTGGACTCGGCAGCCATCCAACTCACTTCAACGCTCGGGGACAAACTCATGCCCGCCTTCCAGGAGTTGGCCAGTTCTGTTTCCGGCGCCGTTACCTGGTTCAAGAAATTCACGGAGGGGGATGTTGGAACGTGGGACAAGATGCTGTTTGGTGGGACTGAGCAGAAAAAGAGACTCTCAGAGTTCGTGAGGGAGCATGGGCGAGGCCCCGCCCCCAACGAAGTGGCAGATGTCCTGTCGGGAGTGGGTGAATAATGCCGGAAGGTGAAGCCAGCGCAGTCCCTGGGTACCAGGGGTCTGAAAGAAGCTCGGCGGAGATCATCGTCTACCCGCAGACGGGGGAACCGTTTGTGTTCCAGGGGCCGACTTCTCAGGTCACCCCAATCGAGTTCAAGGGCAAATTCATCTATGACACCAGTCATGCCCTTCAAGGGCTGGGAACCTCCAAGTCCATGGGGGCTCCATCCGGATCGTGGTACGCCACCTTCAAGCCGACTCGCAACAAGGACGCCATGGGGATACTGGAGGGGATCAACGACGACGATTGGGTAGACATTGTGTTTCGCCGGCACGGCAAGCGGTACCATGTGATGCGGGGCATCGTGGATGATATTCGGGAGTCTACTCGGGTGGGCGGGAGTGGCGCTACCGTTCGGTCCATCACACTTTCTGGAAGGGACTTCGGGGCAGTCTGGGAGAAGACCAATATCTGGTTCTCCCCACTGCTGGACCAGCAGTTTGTGCCGGGGGTCAACCTCCAGGTGTTTGGTGGGCAGCAGAACATCTACGGTAGCCCGGTGGATGTGGCAAACGGGTTTCTGATCAAGATGTTTCAGGTTTTGAATGGGGTTGGGTATGCTCCGTGGCGATTGCCGTCCACCATCCCCAAGGTTGGGGGGCAGAACTTCGCGGATGTGATTGCGTCCCGGTTCGAAGTGCCCCCGGGGGCTACCCCCTACGTGTACTCCAACAATCCCGAGCGGATTGCCACCAACCCCAACTACCTGGTCACCGAGGGCAACCTGTGGAATTTGGCCCAAGAGTGGAGTGACCCAGCCTTCTGCGAGCTGTTTGCCGATACCCTTCCCCCCTGGTCTGCCGGCCGGCAGAGTGAGGATGAGGTAGCGACCGATCAGTCCGAGATGAAACTGGTTCTCCGGGATCGCCCCTTCCCAACAAAGGACTCGGTGGTTGCCTTCAGCGGCAGGGCCGGCCCTTGGTTCTCTCTCCCCACACACGTCATCCCGACGCAGATGATCGGCATGTCGGATCTGGGGCGTGGTGGGGCGGAGCGGTTCAACAGCTTCCATTTCAGCCCCCAGCTTGTGCAGGAGATCCTGGGGGGTTCGGTCAACGATCTCATGGTTCCCATGTGGGACAAGAACAGCATCGGGATCCACGGAATCCGCCGCTATGACATTATGAGCCACTACGCGACGGACCTGATGGGTGTGGCCTCAGCTCAGGCGATTGCTGCCGCTACTGGGGGCAACCCTACGGTGTTGAACATGTATGCCCTTAGTGAGTATCAACGCCGGCGGCTCAAGGATTGGTACTGCCTCAACCCGTTCTTTCTGAGCGGATCCATTTCCTTGATGCGGGGGTTTCCCTGGATTCACATCGGGGAGAAGGTGCGGGTGATCGACATTGGATCCCCGGATACCGACCGCTACTTCTACGTGGAAAAGGTGGACCACAACTGGGTTTTCGGGGCGACGACCAAGACCACCCTGGGAGTGACCCGGGGCTGGAAGGGGACGGAGGATGATCTTCTGAAGGCTATCGATGACGTGGGGTCCGGGTATACTATTCCGGTCCCGCAGTGAGTGAGGCGAACTGTGCCCCAGTGGAAGCAGCAACAGCTTCGGAGTGGTGTCCGGCTCCAGTCCGGGGTACCGAAGAATCTTCTCCCGACCTCAGGGAGTTCCCTGCGGGCGGGGGGTCTTCTGTTGCGTGGGGTGGTCACGGCCACCTACGTGGTGGATGACCCAAAGCACCCCTTCAAGGGCGTCAATCCCCGAGGGGCGGCAGTGTACTGCGACGTGCTGTGCTACTCCGGCTCGACCGCGACCCGGTGGCGTTTCATCCCCAACGTCCTGGTGTCCCAGGAGATGGGGGCGATGCACCGGGGCCGGGTCTGGAAACCGAGAGCGGCCACCCTGGATGTCTCCGGGGTGCCTATCAACCTGGATGGGAACGTCAAGCCGGGGCAGCTCGATGGGGACCATGTACTGGTGGGGTTCCTGGATGATAATGTCAACATGCCGATCATCCTGCGGGGACTGCCCCACCCCATAGCGGACACGAAAAACGAGACCAAGGACCCGGGCAACCGGATCAACCTTCAGGTGGCAGACGGCGACCCGGACTTCTGGAAGCACCATGGGACCTATTTTGGGGTCGATGACAATGGTGACTTCCTGGTGGACACGGCCTCTGCAAACAATGGCGTGCTGCTACCGGATGGAAGCGAGAGCCCGCCCCCCACCACAGGGGCAGGGGCGCAGACCCATCGCTTGCCCCAAGACGCCAAGTACCTCGTGACGCTGCTGGACATGGCCAACCCAACTGCCCCGGTGCCGGTCCTGGAGTTCCAGATCCAGAAGACTGATCTGGCCATGAAGGTGGGGGTTGGCGCGGTCAACACCCTGAAGGTTGAGCTGGCCGATACCATGGCGAAGCTGACCCTGGGGGATGGGACAAAGCATGTGCCCATCGTGGAGACGTTGCAGGCGTTTTACACCGCGTTGAAAGCCAAGCTCGATGCCTTCGATGCACACACGCATACGGATGGGATGGGGGGCACGGGTGTGCCGGCGCCTACGATTGCCGCTGACCCGTGGGACGCGACCATCAACTCCTCCAAAGTGAACATTCCCAATGGGTGACCCATGGCAATGACAAGCGCAAAACTGAAGGATGGACTGATTGCTCTGGGGCTCTACAGCCATGAGGCCGACGCCATCGAGGCGTGGGCTTCGGCCTGGAACGACTACTGCGCGGAGGCGGCCTCCAACTCGTTGACGATGTTGCCCGCTGCCCTTGTGCCGGCCAAGGAAGCGATGATGGCGGCGATGGTCGGGCTCAAGGTGACCGGATCCGCGTCTCTCCAGGCAGGGATCATCGCCTGGTGGGGGGCGTTGCCCCCGGCGGGAACCTTCACGGGGGCTACCGCAATCACACCCCCACCCACACTCTCTGGAATCGCGGCGGCGCTGAGTCCGGTGTTCCTGTCCAATCGGGGAAAGTCAAAGGCGGATGCAGTGCAAGCGGTGGCAGACGTGCTGCACACGCAGAATCTGGGCGGGCAGGCGACCTTCCCGCCGCCGGTCGGCCCGATGCCGATTTTGTGAGGACCCATGCCCAGCGCACTTGCCTACTTCAAGGAACAGTTTCGCCGGGAACTTACCGGGGATGACAAGTTCTGGAAGCAATTCACGTACTTTTTCGAGTTGGCTGTGCCGGCAGAGGTGTGGCCCCTGGGGTCCCTGCTGTTCCCCCTGGTGCTGCCACCCGAGAGCATATCCTTTGAAGAGCCCTTCGCTGTCGAGCAGACCCAGACGCAGGATGGGGGGCTCATTGTCGAGGAAAATGGGATCATCCAGAGGCGTATGACCATCCGGGGGCACACGGGTTGGAAGCCTCGGAAGCTCCCCCACACAGCCATCACGGCTTTGATGGGGATCCCCTCAGAGAAACGGTCCTTTGATCGGACGCTCAAGCCCCTGGTGCTGGACGCTATCTCGGGACAGCGCCATTTCCAGTATCTCCAGGACGCGGTGTTCCGTACCTATGCCGACCTCAAACGGGATCCGGACATGGCGAAGGACACCCGGTTGTTCTGGCACAACCCCAAGGATGATGAACACTGGGAAGTGGTGCCGCTGTCCTTCACGCTAGAGCGGAGTGCTTCCCGGCGCATGTATTATCAGTACAACATCAACCTATTGGTTGTGGGGAAAGCGTCCGAGGTGGACGCGGACTTCTCAGAGGACAAGGGATTGTTCGCCTCCCTGAAGAGTACCCTACGGCAGATCAACAATGCGGTTCTCTTGATAAAGGGAGCCGTTCAAGACCTGACCAACATCATCAACGAGGTAAAGAGCTACGTGGCGGCCATCGGGACGATTGTCACGAACGCCATTTCCATCATGGACGCGGCTACCGACTTCATTGAGGGGGTAACCTCCCTCATTCAGCTCCCAGCCAAGATGGTTCAGGGGGTGATCGATCAGGTGGAAAATTCCTGGTCGGAGATGGAGGACGCCATTGATCGGCTTGCTGCCACGGGCGAGCTGTACGAAGACATTGGCACGCCAGACAAGCCCGGGACTGGCGCCACTGATCCAATCCTACCCCAGGCGATACTCAAGGCTCTGCAAGACATGGGTTTGGGGTGTTCCCTGCTGTTGACCCATCCGGAAGCGTTTGAGACTCCCCTGCAAGAGAAAATTCGCCAGACCAAGGAATCCCAGTCTCTTACTGCTACCTCTTCCAGCGCAGAACTGGAAGCGGCAGCCGAAGCGGAGTCCCCCGCCAGCTTTGATGCAATGGAGGCCGTGGGGTCTGGGCTACTCCCAGGGGATGCGGATCGGGCGGGGGTTGATCTGACCCCCACCGGATCGGATGTGCCTGCCTACACCAGTGTGGAGGAAGTAGTCATCGAGCAGGGGGACACCCTGACCACGATTGCTGCCAGAGTGCTGGGAGATGCCCGTCGATGGCAGGAGCTGGCCTTGTTGAACAACCTGAAGCCCCCGTACATCACCGGTGCGGCAGCCTCAGACATTGAGGAAGCCTATGATGAGGAAGCGGTGCCGGGAGCCCTTGGGGTGGGCAAGAAGATCCTGGTGCCGTCCTACAAGCGGTCGGTGGAGGCGCGGCCGTTGCTCCCCGTGCTGGGGGTCCCCACAACCCAGACGGCGGAAGAGAAGCTCCTGGGGGCGGATTTGTGCCTGGAGCGGCAGCCTGGGTTACACCCCAGGTATGATGTGAAGGTGGATGTCTCGGGGGGCAGCGTGGACGCCCAGCGGGTGGTGGGGGTACAGAACCTTCGCCAGGCGGTAGAGCTGCGGCTGACCATCGAACGGGGGACCGACATGCTCTACAAGAAAGTTGGGGTAGAACCCATTGTGGGGGTTCGCTTCATCCCCTTGGATCGTGAGTTGGTGCGCTTCCGGGTTCTCCGGGCAATCAGCGCCGATCCCCGCATCCTGGGGGTGCGAAACTTGATCATGACCACCCTCCCAGAGGATATGCCAGAGGACTCGGTGGAAATCGAAGCTGACGCGGATGTAATCGGCTACACTCAATCGACTTCGCTCAAGGTCACAGTGTAGGAGACGACCATGAAGTTCCAGACGAAGCGGCAGCAGCAGTTGCTGGCAGAGATGGTGGCTTCAGTCACGGCCCGGGGAAAGCTCTCGGACGTGGCTGATACCTCTGTGACCAAACACATCTTGGCAGCCGCAGCCCGGCAGGACGAAGAGCAGTATTTTCAGATGAACAACCTCAAGGACCTGTTCAACCTGGACACCGCGACGGGGGATGACCTGGACGAACGGGCCAAGGAAGTGCAGCCCAGTCTATTGGTTCGCATCCAGGCGGAAAAGTCCTACGGAACGCTCATTTTCAGCCGGGCTGGAACTACCGGCACGGTCAACATCCCCATCGGGACGAAGGTGAAGACCGCCGACGATGTGGGGTTCACAACCACCACAGCGGGGACAATCACCCCTACCAGCCCTGAGCAGATTTCAGGACACGGGGTAGGACGGGATTCAGGTGCCGTTTCGGCTGTGGCGGATGAGCCGGGGGCTGCCGGCAATGTGGCTGCCAACACCATCATCAAGTTCTCTACCAAGCCGACGGGGGTCGATGAAGTTACCAATCCATCGGTGTTCAGTGGGGGGTACGACAAGGAGACGGATGACGCCTTTCGGACCAGGATTCGGGACTACATCAACTCCCTGCCCCGCTCGACCGTGATTGCCCTGGAGTTCGGGGTGCTGGGGAAGAGTGCCCCTGGAGTGGCGGGGATGATTCGGTACTCCAAGGCGTTCGAAGACATTGTGAACCACGGCATCGTGACCCTCTACATCGATGACGGGACTGGAGCGGCGGAGACCACCGAAGCTGTTACGGGAGAGAACGTCACCGAAGGGCTAGCCGGCCCCCCGCCCGGTACTGCCGTGGGAGGTGAAACGACCCTGTGGCTCAACTACGGGGCCGTCAAGGACAGCATTGCCCCGGTAGTGACCAGCAGCACTCGGGGTGTGCTGGTGCGGGACACTACCTATTTCCTGAACCCCGCGACTGGGCAGATCGATTTCGATCCGGCGCTCTCCGCCGGCGAGGGGATCACGGCCAACTATACCCGATACACGGGGCTGATTGCCGAAGCCCAGAAGATCGTCGATGGTGATGAAAACGACCCGGAGAACTACCCAGGGTTGCGGGCGGCGGGGGTACTGGTGCAGGTAAAGAGCCCCCAGGTGTTGATCCAGACCGTTGCGGTTTCGGTGACCATCAAGGAAGGGTATGACCAGGACACAGTGAGGGATGATGTGACCCAGGTCATCCTGGACTACATCAACAGTCTGACCATTTCTGGCGATGTGATCCGGTCGGAGCTGATTCGTCGGATGCAGGGGGTGGCGGGGGTCTACGATGTAGAGCTGACTGCCCCCGCATCCAATGTCGTGCTACTGGATGATCAACTGGCACGAACCACGAATGCCAACATCACGGTGATCTAGGAGACCGCCAATGGCTCAGGGAACTATCACGTATTCCAGTGGCACCATCGCGGCGGCGGGATCGGGCAACGTCACCGCATTCATTCGTCAGCTCCGTACCCTACTCAAAGCCTACGCGGGCAACGCTTGGGTTGACGGGGACGTGGTGAACGATGTCGTGGGGAGCGTTGACTACGTGATGCGATCAGTGGGAGATCCTGCTCTTGGTAGCGGAGACAACAAGGGTGACACCGAAATCTGGGTTCGGATTCGGCAACCCTCCGTCACACAGGTTCAGGTGCATGCGTACCAGGATTGGTCAGCAACCAGCCACACCGGATCTCGCGAGGTATACACATCAGCGTTCACGATGAGCGATAGCGCCGCCATAGACTGGTGGATTGTCTACAACCAATATAAGTGCGTATTTTTCGCCCTACAGAACTCAAATTGGTTCGCAATCGTGTTTGGGTCGGTAGAGCGCACTTTTCCCACGGAGCTAAATGGGATCGCTCGCTTATCCCAAGCAACTGCGGGTACTGGTGCAATCACCCTCAATGTGGATCGGGATATTTCCACTCACCTCAGGGCCGGACAAAAGGTATGGTTGGTCAATCACACTCCCGTGGGACAAAGCCTCAAGACTGCGCACACAGAGATAGTGACTGTGACCTCTGTGGGAACGAGCACCATCGGTGTGAGTGGGGTAGCAAACACCCCCTATGAGATTGGATCTCTTGTGGGGCTGGATCCCTGCCCAACGTATATGTACCAAGGCGCCACGCTCTCCGCCAGCAGCAACTTTCGCGCGGTCTCTCATCGCGACAGCACTTACACTGGCGTCACCAGTCAGACACTTGTGCTGGATCCTGCTGTGACGATGACACTGGCAAACGAACGTCCTGACGTAGACGGGTTTTACGCAGGATATGAGGCGGCGTTCAGGCAGTCTACTTCGGGGGCGGGATATGCGGCAGGGTATCGTGGCAATTTTGGAAATCACATGCTGTGGTTTGCGTGCGGGACGCAGGTAGACTTGGATTTGCATCGGCTCAACTACGACGACGCCAAGAAGTACAAAGTCTTTTACACTCTTGGTGGAGGCGCCAGCTCGTGGCTCCCAGCGATTGGCCCGGGTGCAAGCTAGAGGGATCCAATGGCAACCTTTGAATCGCGTTTAGTAGAAGTGGTTCCTGGGCGAGTCTTTGCTTTCCCTGTAGATCGTGCGGAAGGTGAAGGTACTATCCCTGACATCGATTCGGTTGAGGTGATCGATGACCTGACACTTCGGGTTCATTTTACCCAGCCGATGACCCCCAACGCTGACCTGACCACACCGGGCAACTACATCATCACCGCAATGGATGGAGACTCAGTAGCAATCTCTGTGGTGTCGGTAGAAACAGAACCTGGAGACTGGCCTGAGTACGTGAATCTGACTCTGGATAAGGTACTGACCATTGGTACCTCCAATTACAAGATTGGCGCGGCGAATGTTGTGAGCGCGGCTGCCATCGTGATTTCATCGGACACTGTTACATTCAACGGTGTGTGCGCCAGAGCGTACATCGCAGCCACTGTGTTTCCCGGCAACCTGGTCAAGGTCCGAGTGACCTACTCCCGCCCAGTGAAGATGGTGAGTGGGCTCAATCCAGACGATGCCTTGAACACCAACAACTACACCATATCGGGTGGGGTGACTGTGGATGATCTGGACGCTGTGTCCAGCACGGTAGTGGATTTGGTCGTCATCGGAATGGAGACAGCACACACATACGTGGTGACCGTGGAAAATGTCGAGGACACATCCAACAATGAGGTTGCCTGATGGCTGAAGCACTGTTCACTACCTTGCCGGCGATTACTGGGGGCGGATCCATCCTGGTGTCGTCGGTGTTTCAGAGTCGGGTGCCTAACAATGGAGGGCACAGACTGGACATCACCGGGGTTTTCCCCGTTGGGGAACCCTTGTACGTCTACATCGGCCCCCTGGGTACCTCCGATGACTATCAGTGCGTTGCCGGCAAGGCGGGCCGGGCCGGGAAAATCTACGCCATCACCGCAGCCAAGCTGCGTTGCTACACCCCACGACTCCCCACAGGTGGGCCTTTCCATGTGACCGTGCAGAACGCGGACACGGAGGAAGAGGCCAACCTGTTGAACGCCCTGTTCGTGAACAAAGCAGACTTCAAAACCCACGTCTTTGCCTTGCGGGCACTGTTTCCCCCGGTACTATTCGTCGGGCCTCGCAAGATCGAAGACGTACCACCGATTGGGTGAGGTGATCCATGGGCTTTTCGACCACGAAAAAGAATGAGGTGCTGAACAAACTGTTCGGCGCGGCGGACTTTACTCCGCCGGCGAACTACTACCTGGGGTTGAGCACCACCCAGCCGGCCGATGACGGTAGCGGCATCACCGAGCCCAGTGGGGGGAGCTACGCCCGGGTGACAATCCCCAATACCGATGCCTATTGGAATGGCGCATCGGGTGGGGAAACTTCCAACGAGCAAGACGCGGAGTTTGCCGTGGCCACGGGGGCGTGGGGGACGGTCGGGTGGTGGGTGCTTATGAGCTTGGCCAGTGGTGGAGTCATGCACCACTGGGGCGTGATCCAGACCCCCCGGGTCATTGCCAGCGGGGACACGTTGCGGTTCTTGGCGGGGGATCTGGTCATTCGGCTGCGAAGCGAGTAGGAGCGGGCAATGGCTTACGTGGACTGCATGGGGCTACTGTACGAGCTGTCCTGGGGAGACAGCGAACCGGTCGTGGATTACAACATGACTGGGGAGTTGAATGAGACCCATCGGTCCACAGGCATTGCCCGGTTTGATGAGGACACCCCTCCAGCCGAGACGGGATACCTGGAAACCGTACTGGGGGCCATTGGGGAGGTGGACAACGCCATCGGTGGGTATCGAGTGAGCCGGTTGTTGGATTCGGTTTCTGCCGGCGAGGACGTGCTGCCGGTGGAATGCACCCAGGAGTGGGAGGATACGGGGAGGGTGTTTGTTGACGGGGTGGTGTACCACTACACGGGCAAAGGGGTGGGGTCGTTGCACGGGATCACTCACATCTTTCACGGGGAGACGGTACTGGGGGCCAGAAAGGATCACGTTCAGAACGCGGCAGTTTTGGACTTGGGGAACCCGTACAATGCGATCCAGACCCTCCGGCGGACAATGCTTGTGGACTACGCGGAGGGAGTGGATCTATCCATTGTCGGGCGCAACCTGGGAGCCTACCGATACCCCTACATGGCTGCCGATGAGACCTATCGGGAGGTCATCAAGGCCCTAGCCTACAATCCCCGGGGTACAATGCTGGGGATCAAGACCATGCTGGATGCGTTGCTCGGTACCGGCAAGTACGAGGTCATCGAGTACCTACCCAGGGATCCGTGTACCATCTACGTGAAGTTGGGGACGGACTTGCTGCTGACCGACCGGGCAATCGCCCATGCCTACATGGAGTCCACTGAGGGTCCCCTAGCTGAGCAAGAGACGGGAATCTGGCAACTGGTCCCCCTGGGGGCAGATCCGGTGACCCGTGGGGGTCCCGAGAGCATCCTTTGGCGAGACCACGACTTCTTCCACGAGTTCATTACCGCTGATCGCCCCAGTGCATTTGAGATCACCGACTACGATGGGGACACCGGAACTACACCGTGGTTCTGGGTTGGAGACGATGAGTCTGGAAAGGTCACCCCCAACCCGCCCAATTATGTGGACATCGAAGAAGACGCGGGTGACACCGTTGGGTACTATAAGATGTACTTGCGGGGGCCGCTCTATTTGCCCGAGACGCTGATGGACTGGACCATCAGCATGAATTTGCTCATTCCGACGGGATGGTGTCCGTATGGGCTGGATCAATGGGCGGTGCGGGTTTATGACGGCGAAAAGAACATTGGATGGGGACTGTGGGATGATAGTGGCCCCCTCTACATCCAGTTGTGCAGCGAGGCTCTTGACGTAGGGGATTCTATCCTCTTCACCCGAGATGTTTGGCATGAAGTGCAGATCGAAAAAAAGAACTCTACCATCCGGTTGTACCTGGATGGTCAGTTGGTGGATTCTAAGAAGTACAGTGACTTCTTTGACGACACTGATTCCTCCCCATTCCTTGCGTGGGGGAGTTTCATCGTCGCGGATTCCGTGAAAGCAGAAGTACGCAGTGTTGGGGTACGAGTGCATACAAACCAGGACTTCGAGGAGTACGTTGGCATCAACGGCATTGCGTCTGCTGCTGAGCCTGACTACTTTGCTGTGGCGTCTTCCCTGTTCGAGACCACCGACATCGGGCACCGTTTGCAGACCCTTCTCAGCGGGATTACCAATGCGTATGGGGGCAACAGCAATGGAACCTGGACGATCACGTCCAGAATCAGTGGCACCAAGGTTGCGTTGGAGGGGGTTTCCGGTACGGCGGCGGCAGTAGTGCAAGGGGTCTACCCCAAGCGGATCACCATCCCCAACATGCCTGAGGTGTTCACCTTCCCGGACGATTTGGGCAGGAAGATTGTGCTCAGCAACAGTAGCCAGGGCAATGACGGAAACTACATCATAGAGAAACTTCTGCAAGCCGGTACACTGACCGATCTGGCAACCTTCAAGACGCCCGGTTTCACTGAGAGGACCAACGTCTGCGAGGTGGTGACGGCAGCGTTTGTAACCGAAGGGGATCTCAACTTCAAAGTGTACCCCAACTGGTCCAGCAATGAGAGTAACCTCCCCTTCATTATGTCAGCGGCCAGTCCGGTGGTAGATGTTGGCGGGGACCCCTACATTCGAACCCGGCAGCCCCTGCCGACTTGCGAGGGCAATCATTCCGTGCGGGTTGGGTACAGCCGAGTCTTGACTGCTCAAATCCTCCAGGATACGAGTGTGGACATGGAGCAGATCGGAGACTCTCCGCCGGAGTACAGCTACTACCCGTTTTACATCACCGATCCCATCGGGATGATCCGAGCCTACTTGGATCTGGTTACGGCTGCGGGCGTAATCCCGGAGTATCTCATCGATTAGGAGGCTATCGTGGTAGACCTGCTGAGAGTCGAAACCAATGAGCGCATTGACCTGGAAGACTTCAGTCACCTCATCAACAATGGGGTCGATGCCACCCAGGAGCTGGCCGGCAATGTGTTGACCAGTGCTGCCCGGCAGCGGGCGTGGATTCTGTGGGGCTTCGGGATGTCCAACCCCAGCGCCAAGCAGCTCCAGGTGGCCCTGGGAGCGGCCCTGCTGTCCTACCGGGACCAAGGGGTGGTCAAGTACGCAGCGGTGGCAGCGACCGGGGATGCGACCAAAATCGTGGACCTTTCCACCTACCCCTCTGCCACCTACAACATCTACGTCCGGTTCGAGTGGGTGGATGATGAAACCAAGTCTCGGATCTTCTGGGATCCGTCGGGGGATGGATCGGAGTTTGCCCAGACCATCGCCACCAGGAAGACCAGCAACTGGTCGGTGCGGGTTGAGACCACGAGTCCCGGGTCAGAGTGGTTGCAGATCGGTACGGTGGTTCAGTCCACGATGGCCATCACCGATCAGCGCCCCCTCTATTTCGAGGGCCTGGTCAGCGGATCCTACGCCAGCGGATGGAGTACCGATGGAGGCGGGGTGGCCAACGACCGTAGCGCCACCAGGGGCACGTATGGGGTGCGGGACTTCCAGATGTTCACGGCTGCGATGCGCCAGTGTCTGGAAGACATCAAGGGTCGAGGGCTGAGGCGTTGGTGGGAGCGGAGCATCGGGGGGATGAACATTGGGTTTGATGCCAACCCCACAGAAGATGCACTTTTCGTGAAGGATAATGGCTTCGGGTTGGATTACAGCGGCAGTGACCCCACGCTGTCTTTCCAGAGCAGCGATGCGTTGATCGGGTTGCTTGGCACCAACCGGATTGGGGTGAAAATCTCGGGCACCACCCGAGGGCATTTCCAGCTCACGGGATTCCATCCGGCCACGGACGAAGGGTGGGACTTGGGGACAGCGAGTCTGTATTGGGGGGAGGCTTATATCACCAATTTGTTCATCAAGTCGGGAGCTGCGGAAGGGGTGTCCAGCGATCTGCTTCCCAGTGCTGACAGTACCTACGACTTGGGATCTAACACGGTGCGGTGGGCATTCCTGTATGCGGACGATGTGCATACTGTTGATCTGGCCGTGTCGGGGACAGGATCAGGCAGTGGTGTGGATAGTAACCTCATCCCGGCCTCTGATGGCGCCTATTTCCTGGGGTCCACCGTTTCGGGTTGGAACGCGGTTTTCGTTTCTGCCGGTGGTTCAGACGCAGCACTACGAGTAACCCCTGAGGGAACCAACGACGTTTTCTCCCGGTACAAAAGCGGTACCGGGGGCACTGACGAAAAATGGTGGGAGTTCCGGTTCGGCTCCAGCGGCTTTGTGCTCAATGGCTTGAACGACAGCGAGGGCGGGGCTGTGCCGGTGATGGAGATTTCCCGAGATGGGGTGAGTACCTATGGTGGGTTGTTGGAGATGAAGGGGATGGTGCATGCCCGGAAGGACAGTGGCTTGACTACTTCCTGGGATGCCGCTCTTCTGGCCGAAGGCATTGACCCGGTGATCTGGATGCGCCAGCTCGATACGGGTGTGGATGCGAACTGCCGAAACTGGGGGCTCTTCCTCAA